TTCAGACTATCTCAGCGTAGCCTTAGCCGACTCGATGGCATCAAGCCCGAGCTTGTGTCGGTTGTGCGCAGGGCCATTGAGATTACAACGGTTGACTTTGGGGTAACGGAGGGGCTTCGCAGCATTGAGACCCAGAAGAAGTATGTAGCTGCAGGCAAGAGCCAGACCATGAACTCTAAGCACCTGACTGGGGACGCGGTGGATTTAGTGGCTTTTGTGGATGGGGCTGTGTCGTGGGAGCTTAATCTGTATGACAATATCGCGGACGCCATGCGGCAAGCTGCTGAAGAATTTAATGTTGCACTGCGGTGGGGCGCTGCGTGGAATGTGCCAGACATTCGAAAGTGGGACGGAAATATGGAGTCTGCGATGAACCACTACATTGACGAGCGCCGTCGCATGGGGCGCCGCCCGTTTATTGACGCTCCTCACTTTGAATTGAGTTAACTATGGCCCTGTTTAAACTAGCTCTCACCCCGGGAATTGACAAGCAGAACACGGAATATGGTGCCGAAGGCGGTTGGATCAACGGCGACTACATTCGGTTTCGCTATGGGTTACCGGAAAAGCTAGGCGGCTGGACTCAGTTCTGCCAAAACGGATGCCTTGTTGGTCAGGCCACTGACATTTACACGTGGAATGCTTTGGATGGCACTCCATACGCCATCGCTGGAACCGACCGAAAGCTGTATGTCTACACGGGCGGTGCCTGGTACGACATTACCCCGATACAGGTAGCCACGGACCCAGGCGACGTTACGTTTGCTGCGGTGGACGGGCAACGGCTAATTACGGTCAACTCAGACTCCCATCAGGTCATCAAAGGCGACTTTGTTACCTTTTCAGGCGCTGATTCACTCGGGGGCGCTATAACCGCAGACATATTGAACTCTGAGTTTGAAGTTCAAGACCGGATTGACGCGGACAATTTCACTATTCTGGCCCCTGTTCCTGCTAATTCTTCGGATATAGGCAACGGAGGGGCGTCAGTTGCAGGCGAATACCAAATAAGCGTTGGTACTTCGTTTAGCTTTTTTGACTATGGCTGGGGCGTTGGAACCTGGGGATTCGAGACTTGGGGCACGCCTCGTGAAGAGGGCTTACAGATTTCAATTGAGGCCCGTATTTGGCAGTTTGATGGCTATGGGCAGAACGTCATCTGCCAGATCTGCGACGGAAGAATCTTTGTCTTTGAGCCCAGCACTCTTGGGGTTTCTCGAGCACAGGTCATTACAGGGGCGCCCACAAAAAGCCGTTTTTCTTTGGTTTCTACCCCCGACAGGCACCTGGTTTGCTTTGGCACTGAAACAGACATTGGCGATCCGGATTCACGGGACTCGATGTTTGTTCGGTTTTCCGATCAGGAAAATATTCAGGAGTTTCGAGAGACTGCCACAAATACGGCAGGCGGCCAGCGGCTTAGCGACGGAAGCATCATTTACTCTGCGATTCGGTCACGTGGTCAGATTCTGATCTTTACCGACACCGCCCTTCATGGCATGCAGTTCATTGGTCCACCGTACACCTTTGGCTTTCAGCAGCTGGGGACAAACTGCGGGATTGCAGGGCCTCATTCTGCGATGGACGTAAATGGGACTGCCTTTTGGATGGGCCTTGATTCGTTCTACATGTTCGATGGTGTGGTCAAAGAGATGCCTTGTACAGTGCAGGACTTTGTGTTTAAGGACTTGAACGTCGTCCAGCGCAGTAAGTTCCACGCAGGGCATAACGCAAAGTTTAATGAGGTCACGTGGTGGTATTGCTCGTTTACTTCAGACGATATTGACCGGTTTGTGACGTACAACTATCTTGAGAACGTCTGGAGCATTGGCTCCATGGTCCGTACAGCGTGGAAAGATGCGGGGGTGTTCCCTGACCCACTGGCCTCTGCCTACAACCCTGAGGGGGACACTCCTCCGATCACGCCAATTTATGGGCTCACGCCTGGCCGCTCAGTGCTGTACAACCAGGAAGTTGGAGCTAACGGAGATGGTAAGCCCATCGAGTCCTACATCCAGTCTGGATACTTTGATATCCAGGATGGGGAGAACATGCTGTTCATGAAGCGCTTCATCCCTGACTTTAAGAACCAGGTTGGGGAGTTAACAGTGCAGCTGCTGCTTCGTCCTTACCCACAGGCGCAAGCTTCACCAAGCTCTCGAGACCCCTATGTCATTACGCCTCAAACTACTAAAGTGGATACGCGGGCGCGCGGGCGGCAGATCAGCATACGGATTGTGAGTGATGGGTTGGATACGCATTGGCGCTTTGGCACACTGCGGGTAGACGTGCAGCCGGACGGCCTTAGATGAGTAAAATCACTAACGTTCGTCTGCCAAATACGGTATCTGCAAATTACGATCCCGGGCAGATCAACCAGATTGTCCGATCTGTAGAACAGATTGTTTTAGCGCTTAACAGCACCTACGGCTCAACGTTTGATGCGAACACGGCGGGGGCTTCGCAATGGTTTGGCGCTGCAGGCGGTGGCGGGGGCGGTTTTGCAGGTGGCGTTAGAGGCTTTCAAACAAGTCACGGCATCTTGCTCCCCTATGGCATGTTGATGTCAGACCAAGACCAGATGAACGCGGGTGTCACACAAGAGAACTTGGTGACATACAACATGCCGGTGCTGACTAATGGTGTCTCGGTAGAAGACAACACCAAGATAAAATTTACGTGCTCAGGGCAATACCTGGTGGTGTTTAGATTGATGTTCACGAACCGCGGAAATGCAGCGCAGGAGATTGAAGTATGGGCCAAGAACAGCGGAACAAACTACCCGCTTAGTAACACGCGGTTTGATATTCCACCACGAAAAAGTGAGTCTATTTACAGTCATTTGGTTACTTCTGTAAATGGAATTTTCACTGTAAACAACCCCGTTACAGAGTTTCTTGAGATTGCATGGTGGTCCGATGGGCCGGATGTGTTTCTTGAAAACTACGCCGCAGGAACAAACCCAACAAGACCAGAGATACCTTCTGTGATTCTTACAGCCAATTTAGTTTCTGCCACGGGAGGAAATGGTGGCTAATAAATATTTTAGAAAGTACTTAATTCCTGAAGCAACCACGGAAGCAGAGATATATGCTGTGCCCGAGGCCAACGTCGCCATCTTGTCTTCTTTACGGATCACTAATGGCAATACAGGGACCACGCAGCTAAATGTTCGGGTCTACCCGGAAGGGGGCACTACGGCGTACATGCTCTTAGATACCTATGCCCTGCCCATAGACGGAACAATGGACGTTTTTAGCGGAATACCCTGTGTTTTACAGGCTGGGGATGAGCTTACGGTGGAGTCGTCCGAGGACGATGTGACCTTTTATCTGTCTTACTTAGAAGTAGACAGGAATTGAAAAACACCCCTATAATAACAGCCAAATACGCGTCCTTTCCCGACGCGCGGCCCCGTGAGGCCACTGGCGCGAATTGGAAAGGATAAGTATGGACGAGCAAGGAATCATGGCCCTGCCTCAGGGCATGCAAGCACCCACAGCGCAGCCGATGGGCGGGCTTCCTCCGGAAGTCATGATGGCCTTTGAGCAAGCGCGTGGGACACAGACCTCGGAACAAGTGTCTAGTGACACCCTTGCTGCAATGCAAGAAGCCGACCCGTCGATGGTGGCCGAGCTTACCCAGGTGCTTCGCGGAGCAAATCTTCCTATTGAAGTGATCAACGCCCTGGGCCAGTTGGTGGATGAGGTTTTGTCCAATCCCGCCTCTTACCAAGAAATCCGTGCCGACCTGATGTCAGACCCCGAGGTGGCTGACGTACTGGCGGACTTTCTTCCCCCTGAGTTTGACGCGTCGCTCTTTGCGGGCCTAAACATCGCTCTTGACCAGCTAGCCGCAATGTCCGCTCCTGTACAGGCGTTTGCTGATGGAGGCATTGCAAGCCTTAGCCCAATAGCTTCTGGATTAGCAAAAATGGGGCGTAACGGTGACACCATGGTCGCCCACATCATGCCCTCAGAAGCCCGGCTATTAAAGATGCGCGGAGGCTCTGGCACGATTAATCCCATGACTGGACTTCCCGAGTACGGCATAGGAAGTAGCTTAAAAAAGGCAGTTAAGGGCGTAGTGAAGGGAGTCACCAGCGCGGTGAAAGGCGTTGTTAAGGGCATTGGCAAGGTTGTTAGCAAGATTGCCTCAAACCCAATCGGACGAATTCTGCTGTCTGCCGCCGCGTTTATGATTGGCGGCCCAGCTTTGGCCGCGTACCTTGGCACTTCGGCACTTGTGGGCGGTTCTATTGCCGTGGGCCTTGCAAATACCGGCATGGGCCTGGCCTCAGGCGCCAAGTTCAAGGACGCTTTAAAGCAAGGTGTGGTTGCAGGCTTGACCACCTATGCTGGCGGCAAGCTCATGTCAATGGGCACACAGGCTCCGGCTCCAATTAGTGAGGCCAACGTATATAACCCCTCTACTGGGCTTAGCGGAACGTCTATGGGTGACCTCAGCACTATGGCTGCGCCCACAACGACTTCACCCATACCCGGAGGAATTAACTACGGCGACGTCCTGGCTGGGAACACAGCAGGCTCGGGGGTTTCCGCAACAGGGACCCAGGCCCTCGGATCAGGGATTGGCGGCCAGTACTTGCCCCCTACAACGCCGGGTGTCGACTACAGCCTGTTTCCTCAGGGTGGAACGCCCTCCTACATGCAGACCCCGACGGTCTACGGCGGGACCCAAGCGCCAACGGCTGGGGTTACCGCGGCAAAAACTGCAACACCTGGAATATTTGAGTCCATTGGAAAAGCAGCCACTAACATTTCTGGCGGCGAGTATCTGGATGCTGCAGGCAACCTAAAAGACGCCTTTTTTGGCACTCCGCTGCGGACAGGGGCAACGCTGTTGGGTGGAACGTTCTTGGCTGGTGGCTTTACGCCTAAGCAGCCCGAGTCGCCGGGCATCGTTCCTTCAGAAACTGGCTACGACCTTCTTCAGAAATACCCAGAGGTCTATGGTACGTCGCCTGGGGGCGCAGAAACTGTCTACGCCTCTCCCAATCCCATGTACGAAAACATGGACATGTACGGCATGCGGCCGCCGCAAATCGAGTTCCGTGCGCCGCAGTACCCGACCTTTGCTGCCAATGGTGGCGAGATCAGTAGGTTTGCTGAAGGTGGCATTGCTTCGCTTCCAGAAGGCGCTCAAGCCATCAGCATCTACTACGACCCCAAGGAAAACCGCTATCTGATGCAAAACCCGGAGTTCTTGCGCACACAGGTACCGCCCGATGGTACTCGTACGGGTTTTCTAAAGCTGTTCGGAGGACTGGCTGCCCGACTGAAACAACAAAGCGGCTCGGGTATTCCCCAGTATGTTCCTTTTGACCCGTCGTTGTTTTCAGGCGGACAAACTGTAGCTCAGCAAGCAAAACCCTTCTTTACTCCCGGGGGTGCCGTGACGGTTCCTATCCAGGAAAACCTTGCTGGGAGAGCCGGAAGCGCTGTGCCGATGTTTGCCAACGGCGGCGAAGCTTCGATGTCTCTAGCCGACTACGAGAGAAAAATCGCCCAACTAGAGCAGCAAAAAGCCCAGAAAATGGCTCAGTTTGCTGATAAAGGCCCTGGCCCTGAGCATTTTGAGCGTATTTGGGATCGAAAACTAGAACACTGGCGCCAAAAGCAAGCAAATGCTTTACGGTCAGGATCTCCTGTTTCTCAGCTTCAAAACGATGCTCCGACACAGGCACCTATCTCGGCCCCAACACAGGCACCTGTTGCTTCTCCGACACAGGCACCTGTTGCTTACCAGACGCAGACGCAATCTGCTCCTGCGCCTCAGCCTGTTTATCAGGAGCCAACCGCCGCTACGCAGCCGGGCACTTCTACGCAATTAGGCACTTCGTACCCGCTGCCTGTTTATTCTGATGACTACCCAGTGTCGACGCCCTTGATTCCGCACACTGCGCCGTTGTCTAGCTACTACGGGTCTTTTACGCCACCCCCGGGGATGTCTATGGACGACCCGTTGCTGATGTATAAGCCGCTGAATCAGTACAACAACGGCGGCCACGCCAGTAAAAACCCAGCAAACTTCCCTCGTCGGACGGGTCAAATTGCTGGTCCAGGCACAGAAAAATCCGACTCTATCCCTGCGATGCTTTCTGACGGAGAATTCGTAATGACGGCTCGAGCAGTACGCGGCGCGGGCAACGGGTCTCGGCGCGAAGGCGCAAAACGCATGTACCAGATGATGCATAAGCTTGAAAGGAAAGCATAATGGAAATCAGTGAACAGATAATTCGCGAAGCGCCACAGATTGAGGCCTACAAGGTAGGCCTTTTAGAGTCCGCTAAAAAACTAGCTGAAACTCCTCTTCAGCTTCCTGCCTATCAAACGGCAGGGTTTACGCCCATGCAGCAGCAGTCTTTCTCGCTTGCTCAGCAGGGCATTGGCTCTTATTCGCCCTACTTACAGGCCGGTCAGCAGGCCATGGAAGCTGGACTGGGTACGACGGGCGCTGGCGCGAACATGCTTTACAACTTTAACGTTGCTCCTCAGTTCAACCAGGCTCAGGCAATGATGGGCCAGGCTGGCGAGGGAGTAGCTGGAGCCACGCGCGGGTATGACCCCGCGATGGTTTCGCACTTCATGAACCCATATCAGCAGATGGTTACGCAGCAGGCCTTAGAGCAGATGCGTCGTCAGGCGACTATCGCCAGCCAGGGCCAGGCAGCACAGGCAGTGCAGTCCGGAGCATTTGGCGGCACGCGCGAGGGGGTTCAGCGCGCGGAGTTTGAGCGCAACGTTCAAGACACGATGGGCCAACGCGCTTTCCAAGACTACTCGGCTAACTACGCCCAGGCTCAACAGGCAGCACAGCAGGCCTTTGAGGCACAACAACAGCGCCAGATGTCTGGGTCTCAGCTCTACGGTCAGCTTGGTCAGGGCATCGGCGGCAAGCCAGTATGGTCAGCTAGGCTTGCAACAGGCCACCAACTTGGGTCAGCTCGGCCAGCAATACGGCACGCTTGGCGTTCAGCAGGCGGCCCTTGGCGAAGCAGCGCAAAAGATGGGCCTACAGGACATCAACACCCTGTCGTTGTTGGGCCAGCAGCAACAGCAGCTGTCACAGGCTCAGCTGGATGCGGCACGTGCCACGCAGCTGCAGCAGGCGATGACGCCGTACCAGCAGACATCCTTCCTGTCAGACATCTACAAGGGCGCCCCGTCCAGCCAGATTTCGATCACAGGTTCGACAGCGCCCAGCACAAGCCCGCTTGTGCAGGCCATAGGCACGGGCATTTCAGGGTTGTCTGCCTACACTGGCGCAACTAAAGCCGGTATTCTTTAAGGAAAATTCCATGAAATCCAAGGTGCTCTCCCGGCCAATGTTCAAGAAAAACGGCGGACCCGTTTTTGATGTTGAAAACGTCGGCATTATGCAGGGCTTTAAAGACGGCCTAGACGAAACCATGCCCATTGAGCCTGATGAAATGGAAATGGCGCTTGGCCGTATGCCGGATTCGCCTGAGATTCTGATGAACAACCTGCGTGGGGACATGCGGTCAGTGGATGCTCGGGTAGAAGAGCTTGCAGACCTTGTTGGATTTGACGTAGCAATGGAGACCCCGACCGAGGTGTTGGCGCTTTTGCAGCCCGTGTTAGCTGGGCAGCAAGCTCCGATGCCTCCTGCAGCGCCTCCAGAAATGCCTGAGATGCCTCCCGAAATGCCCCCTGGACCAGAAATGATGCCCCCGGACATGGGAATGATGCCTCCTGGGATGCCTCCTGGGATGCCTCCGGAAGCTGCGGGAGGAATTGGCGCGTTGATGCCGCCTCAAGCCCCCATACAAATGCGTGATGGAGGGTACGTCCAACGTTTTAGCGAAGGGTCAGACGAGGAGGGAGTCCGGCCCGCAGGATTTGCATACCCTCCGGAGATGATGCAGACCGCTCAGCAAAACATCATGGCCTATCTGTCTCAACAGCCTGTTGCTACCCCTAGCCTGAGGGCTGCGGTAGATGAGCGTGTTCCTTTGTACAAAGAAATTATGGGCGGCGGCGACCGTAACATGACCCAGGCACAAATCCTGTTTGATATTGCGCAGGGTGGCCTTAACCTTGCGGCTGGTACAGACGCCGAAGGGCGTCCGTTGCGGGGTGCGCAATCCCCTGTGTCTCGTTTTGCTTCTGCCTTCTCAAAAGTTCCAGGCCAAATTGGCGCTCGTGTGGGCGAACTTGAGAAAGAAGAGCGGCAGATCAAGCTGGCCGCGCTAGGTGCAGCAGAAAAAGACATTGCCGCTACCCGCGAGCAAAACGCAAAGCTTGTAGAAACCCAGCGCAAGATGTTCACCGACATTGTTAAGTCTTCTGGCACAAGCGTCTGGGGCAAGGGCGACTGGGAATGGGCCGTGGTCAACCGTCCTGGCCTCTTGGCAAGATCCCTCCAGGGCAAGACCAACGAGCAGGAAGAAAACCAGATCCAGTCGGCCATTGCGGAGTTCCAAACCCCAATCATTGAAACACGGGTCGATCCGGTTACGAGAGAGCCCTACACAGTTGAGCGTAAGCGCCCAATACCAAGCTTTTTGTCTGATTACATGAAAGGCAAGAGCCAGCCTGGGGTGCCCGCGGCCCAAGTATCAAGCGGCCCGTCCGTTGTTCAGCCTGCACCAAGCGGCGCTGCTGCAATAGCGCCAGGAGCAGGACCAGCAGCACAGCCTGCCGTCACTGGGCAGGCTCCGGCCGCCGTTGTGGGACCAGACGGAATCCTTCCGCCAATGCAGGTCGGGCTATACGGCAATGCTGCGAAAGTTGCAGGTCCAGGCGCTGCAATGGCCCGGATGATCAGCGGAGTTCCTGGCTTGGGCGATCCATTCCCTGAGGTCACTCAGGCGGTGAAGATGGGCCAGATTGCGGCCGAAGAGCTTATTGAGGCGTCGATGAAAAGCCGAACAGGGGCGATCAACGAGCAGAACCGCCTGCGGTCGATCTTTGGCCTCGGACCACGGCCCTTTACTGACCCCGAGCTCTACAAGAGTGAGATCGTTGCGATTGACAACATTTTGGCCGAGCGCTTAAAGAAAGAGCAAGCGGATGCTTTCGATCCAACTCTTCCTCCTGATGTTAAAGGAAATGCTCGGGAGATGACCAACAAGATTGTTGCGCTTAGAAGCCTTTTTGCGTTACCCCCACGGATTTATTCAGCTGACGATGAGGTTTACAAGAACCTCACTCCTGGGCAAGAATACCTATGGCAAGGCGTTTATCCAATGAAAAAGGGCGCAGCTCGTGGCAAATGATCCAACGAAAATCCCCCCTCCCCCAGAAGGCGACGCGCCTGTCGGAGCTGGAGTAACAGATAACATCGGTCAGGCTTTTGGCAGCGCTTTCACAAGCGAAATGCCCCCTCCTCCGGAAGGCGACGTTACAGCAGGTCCGTCTATTGGGGAAAAAGCGAAAGAGATAGCTATTGGCGCAGTTCAAGGGGCAAAATCTGGCCCCCTAGTGCTTGGAGGCGGGCTGTATGGCGCGCGTGCCGGTGCCGTTGCCGGTGCTCCGTTTTTCCCTCCCTATGGGGCGGTAGCGGGTGGGGTTATCGGTTTTGTTGGAGGTGCCGGTGCTGGAGCGCTGGTGGACATGGGGCTAGATAGCTTCTTCCCGCTCCCTGCCAGAGAAGATTTGATCCCTTATCGGGAAGGTGCAAAGACCACCGCTGCTGTAATCAGCGGGGCGCCAGTTGCTTTTGGCATTCCACAGATGAACGCCAACCTGGTCGCTCGTTGGATGTCTGGCGTGGGGGAGTCTGCTCGCCGCTATCCTAAATCGTTCATGACGGCTGAATCCATCGGCGGCCTTGGCTCTGGTATTGGCGGAGGCATGGCGGAGGCCTACGATCCGGGCGACGCTGTAAGTCGGTTTTTTGCGGAAGTTGCAGGGGGCAGCGTAACGGCGCCATACCGTTTTTTGGCAAACCAAACAGGCGCTGCAAAAGGATTTATCTCAAGCATCACGCAATCATTTTCTCCTGACGCAAGAGAATCAAAGGCAGCCAACATCCTGACAGCAGGCTTGGTTGAAGCCGGGGAAGATCCGCAAAAGATCATTGCATTCTTAGACAGCCCTCGTGCAAAAGAGGCCATCCGTCTTGCAAACCCAACAGTGGGCCAGCTCACGGGGGTGCCGCTATTTACCCGTCTTGAAACCACGCTTGCCAAGAATCACCCCGACTACAAAGCCGCGGTAGATGAGCAGGGCATGGCTGCTTTTGATGCGTACAAACGAATGATTGGCACGCTTCGCGACATTGGTCGGCCCGAGGCCGTAGCTAAGGCAGCAGAGCTTGAGCGCGATTACTTTATTCGCATGGTTCATGGCCGCCATGAGCTGGCGATGAAGAATGCGGCCGATAAAGCCGACAAGCTTAAGCTCGACACCCCAACGGCGCGCCGTGAGATCGGCGAAATCGTAAAGAAAGAGACGTTTGATGCATTAGATGATGCGCGCGATCTGGAAAAAGATTTGTGGAAAAAGGCAATTGCTGAAGGGTATCGCCGCACCCGTGCGGGGGAGATCGTTCCAAAGGCCACTACCCCATCCAATACGATGCAGGAGTTCTTGTACGTCCTAGATGGCATGACGCCGGAGCGCTTCAAATCCGAATACGCAGGAACTCTCTCCCCAATCATCCAGCGCCTGGGGTACAAGGACAAGTTTTACCAAGACTTCACCCGTGGAAAACGGACCGAGCAGTACTTACAGACTGAGCGGGTTCCAGACGACTTTATCAAAAATGCTCGCGGGAGTGCCACGAGCATTGAGGATCTGGTGCAGATTCGTTCAGACCTATTGTCCTACTCACGTCGGGCCGCACGGAACAACGACCCTGACGAGGCCCGTATTTTTGGTCGCCTGGCAGAAGCTGTGCTTGATGACATCAGCAAAGAAAGCAGCACTGCATACAACACTGCGCGTCAGTTTTCTCGCGACTTAAACGACTACTTCACCAAAGGCTATGCAAGCGAGCTACGCGCGCTTGGCGCAAGCGGTCGCGACCGTCTGCCTGCAGAGTTGGTTGTAGCAAAAGCATTTGGAGCAAGCGGAGACATCACTGCGCTTCGAATGGCAGAGATTGAAAATGCCGCCGGTTTTGCACGCCGCCAGTACGACCAGATATCTGCTGACACCTCCATTCCGACAGCGCGCAAAAACGCATTGCTGTCTCAGCTTGAGCCCTTTGCGAAGACCGCAGACAAACGCACGACGTCTATCTTAGACGCGCAGCGGGATGCCATATTGGTCAACGTCAACAAGATGATTGGCTTAGACGGCCGGGTCAACCCCGAGCGCCTACAGCGCTTTGTGAACGAAAACCGGCCTTTGTTGGGCAAGCTTGGCCTGACTGCTGACCTTGAAGATGCTTCAAGAGCTGAAAACCTCTTGCGCCAGGTCACGGATGTGAACAGCAAGATCAATCAAAAGTGGTCTAAGCAAACGGCATTTAGCCTTGTTTTGTCAGGTGGAGAAAAGCCGTCTGAAGCAATCTCCTCTGCCATTAACAGCAACACTCCGTTTAAGTCGTTTAACAAGATCGTCAACCTTGCAAAGCGGGCAGATTCCGCGGCAGGGACTCCGGATGCAATGGACGGTCTAAAGTCAAGCGTCTATGACTACGCGTTTACAAGAGCAGGCGGCATGAACGGTCGGTTTAGCCCCCGTGCGTTTGAAGACGCGTTGTTTAAGTCCATTAACCCGGACCAGCCAAACGCAAGCCTGGTTAACATCTTGCGTTCAAACAACGTCCTATCCCTGTCTGAAGTCAAGCAGCTCAAGCGCCTAATCGAACCGATGAAGCGCGCTGAGGCAGGACTTGCTCGTGGGGAGACCGTGGACCAGATGGTTCAAGGTGCAGATGCTGTGACGGAACTTGCGCTACGTATCATCGGTGCTCGAGTTGGTACTGCAGTATCTCCACGAGGCGGGTCCGGAGGCTCAGGACTTATCGAAGCTGCTGCCGGTTCAAAAGCGGTTCGCACCTTGTTTGACAAGATGCCAACGATGTCTATCACTCGGATTATCGAGGACGCAACACGCGACCCGGCTCTCATGAGCAGGCTCTTGCAAAAGGGCCGCACGGTTGATGAGCGCGTCAAAGCTGGACGTCAGCTGCACAACTATCTCTGGACTTCTGGCTACAACTACCTTGGCTACGAGCCCCCAGAAATCCCTGAGCTTCCTGAAACGCCTGTCACCGGGCGCTCAGCTGCACAGATGTTGCGCCAAATGACGCCTCCGACTCCCACCAGAGGAGTGCCAGGGTTTTCTCAGCCACAACAAAGTGCCCCGGCTCCCGGACCTGCTCCTGGCCCACAAAGCCAGGCGCCAGAAGAGGGCACTAGCCGTCAGATGTTGGCCTCGTTGTTCCCGTTTGACACAATTAGTGGCATGGCAAGCTGAAGCTCGTGGAACTTCTCCACCCGCTTTAGCCACGCTTCTTTGTAACGTACAAACTCCTGGCCTGCCGTGGAAAACTCCGCGGTAGTGCCATCTTGTACGGCCATCAACACCACGCCGTATTCGATGTTCGTCCCATGCACGATGTCATGAGCAAGCGCGTACGCCGCCAGCTGGTGGAAGTAGTCCTCAATCCAGTCGCGCTTTTTGGGTTTGTTGGACTGTTTAAAGTCCATAATGCAGGGCTTACCGCGGTAGACGCCCACAAAATCGGTGGTCCCAGCGTATTTTTGGGGGTAGTAAAGGCTCACCTCTGACCCCCACACCTCGTCAACGTTTGCAAAGTAGGTGTTAACAAGCCGGTAACCCATCTCATAGCCCCGAGTCATGAGCCAGTTGGTAGGACGCGGCAGGTGCCGACAAGCAATCATCCGCTCGATCACCGCATGCATGTGCGTGCCCACCGTTGCAGCCTCGTTTTTTATCTTCTCCGCGTTTTCTGCACCAACCCTCGCGGCCCACGCGTCAAGGTGCGCCGTGTCTTTTGTAGCCGAAAGGATACGGGTCACGCTGGGCAGCTTGTCTTCGCCGTAGGTCCGCCCCTCAGGGCCATCGACCCGTTCAAGCTTCTCGTAGACAAACTTCTTGCGGATGGGGATTAGATCAACCATGTCTTTATGTCCTCTCCCAGCACCTGGCTGGCAATGTCGATCTTGTCTCTGAGCGCCTTGACGATCTTCTCGTCCACGGTCTTAGGGGCAATCAGGTCAATGTAAGTGACGTTCTTTGACTGCCCAATACGATGCGCGCGGTCCTCTGATTGGAGGCGAACCTCCAGGTCAAAGCTGTTGCTGAAATAGACCACGACGCTGGCAGCGGTAAGGGTAAGTCCGTACCCGCCGGTCTTGGGATTGCCAACAAAAAAGCGCAGCTCAGACTCTGGGTCCTGGAATTCCCTAACAACGCGCTGTCGCTCGTCCGGCTCGGTATCCCCGTAGTAGGTGCCCACCGCGTTCATGCCGTACTCCTTGGACAAAGCGATCTTTATTGCCTCGATGTCATGGCGGTAGTTTGCCCAGATGATGATCTTTCCTGCGGTTTCTTCGGCTATCGCGAGCAGCTCATCTACCCGCTTATTGGGTAGGGAAAGCACCTCGCCGGTATCTAACTTCACATGCCCGCAAACAATCTGATGAAGGCGCATAATCTGGGTTAAGGCATTGACCGTAGAGACCACACCCTGGTTAAACTGCGCCAAAGCCATGGCCTTCATTTGCCCGTAAGCTTTGATTTGTTCCTCAGTAAGCTCTACCTCCCGCTTGGTGTAGAGCTTATCGGGCAGGTCCAAACACTCGTCTTTAGTTACCCTGAACGCAAACTTGTCGAGCTTTTCCTGCAGCTCATCCAACCGCCGATAGCCCACGACCTGTTTAAAGCTGTGCGTGCTCAGGTTTCTTTCTACAGTAACGGCATAGCGGGCCTGAAAAGCGTAGTAACTACTCACTTCCAAGCAATCAGGGCTCAAGAACTCGCATTGCTGGAACAGATCCATTGGTGACTTGGTCACCGGCGAGCCCGTCATGATCCGCTTGTACCGGGCTGCTTTCCCTACCTTGGCAGCGTTCTTGCTGCGAGTGGCCGTGTGCGTCTTAATCGTTGTGCTCTCGTCAATCACCATAAACACGTGGTGGCAGAGCAAGAACCGGTTGGCAAAGCGCACCCCTTTTTCTGTGGAGAAAGCCTCGATGTTCATGATCAAGATTTTTAAATCTTCCGAGACCTCAAAAAGCTTGTCCATCGCCTCCTGCTCTGCTTTGCGTGGCGTTGGGCTCCACAGCGCTGTGCGGTGCACAACGTGGGTGGGTAAATGCTTAGGAAGCTCCGTGTCCATCCAGTTTCGGTACACTCCCTTGGGCGCTACAATCAGAGCAGCGTTGATTTCCCCGGTGTCGTAGAGCATGGCGATGTTGTTGATCACCATAAAACTCTTGCCAGTACCCATGTCCGCGAACAAAGCAGCCACACGCGTTTTCCAGAACCGCGTTAAATAAGCCTGCTGATGTAAAAAGGGCTTGTTTTTATATGGATATGCTGATAATAGTTTGTCTTCCATGTTTCTCTCTTTCTAGCGGGGTTGTGCTCCCGTAAAAAGGAGTGTACACTGGTTGCTCGAATTTAGAAAGGAGAAATTTAAGTGCCCAAAGTCTATGTCGTTTCCGAGACTGGTCAACACAACATCACTTCCGCTATGGATTTTGGTGACATTGAAGTAGTGCTCCCGCCAAACGCGCAGATTGCGTTCTCGGTAGCCCCTACAGTTGCCCGTGTTCAACGAAAGCTTGAAAAATTTACCGATGAGGATTATCTTTTGTTCATTGGTGACCCAACAGCAATCGGAATATTGAGCGCTGTTGCAGCGGCAAGAAACAACGGCCGCTACAAGTGCTTGAAATGGGATAAATTTGAGCGTCGCTACATCCCGATTCAGGTAGATCTCAGCCCTAAGAAAGGAGAAAGTTATGACTATTGAAAACATGTTCGAAATAGATTCCAACGCCTTTAAGGTCGAGGATGACAAGCTTGCCGGTATCGCAGCTCTCGGCAGACGCGCCAAGGAACTCGAAAAACAAGTCGAGGAACAAGAGGCGATGCTCAAGAGCACCAAGGATCAGTTCCGCAAGCTAACGGAAGAGGCCATTCCTGAAGCTCTCACCGAGCTGGGAATGAAGGGGTTTGTGATGGAAGATGGATCACAGGTCACCGTGAAGCCCTTTTACAGCGCATCAATTTCTGAAGCACGTCGCGCTGAGGCCTATCAATGGCTCAGGGACCACGGCTTTGATGACATCATTAAGAACACTGTCAGCGTCCGATTCGGACGCGGCGAAGACGAGCTCTGCGCTCGTCTATTGGGTCTCCTCGGTGAGCAAGGCTTTCCAGCTGAGCAAGCAGAGAAGATTGAGTCCGCGACTCTAAAAGCGTGGGCCAAGGAACAGGTGGAGCGTGGAAACGCAATACCTGCAGATCTTTTTGGTCTTTTTATCGGCCAAAAAGCAGTCATTAAGTCTGTTTAACGAAAAAAGGAAAATGAATCATGGCTAAAGCCCAAACAGAAGTAGCAGTACAACCCACCAACACAGCAGTAGCACTGGTGGGCAGTTTCGAAGAGGATGCCGCGGCAGGTTTTGAGAGCATGAACCAGGAAGACTTTGCACTTCCGTTCCTGCGCCTCTTGACCAATACTTCACCTGAAGTCGGTGAAGTGGATGGTGCATTGCCGGGAATGATCTTGAACAGCGTTACGGGTGAGCTCTTCGATGGCAAGAAGGGTATTCTGGTAGTACCCACTGCCTACACGAGACAGTACATTGAGTGGGCTCCGCGTGGCACCGGAAGTGGCGCACCAATCGCGATCTATCCCAGCACCAGTGACATCCTCTCCAAAACTCATCGTGAGCCCGGAGACAATAAGGATTACCTGGACAATGGTAATTACATCGAGAACACCGCCAATCATTACGTAATGGTGATCAGCGAAACAGGTGTTCCGAGCCCGGCTCTGATTGTTATGAAATCCACGCAGCTGAAAAAAAGCCGCAAGTGGAACAGCATGATGATGTCCGTAAAGCTGCAAGGCCAGCATGGCCTGTATACCCCGCCGATGTACAGCCAGACGTACCGTCTTTCCACGGTTGCCGAGTCTAACGACAAGGGCAAGTGGTTTGGCTGGGAAGTTGAGCGGGTTGGCTCAGTGGAAGATCCTGCCGTGTACCAGACTGCAAGAGCATTTGCACAGTCTGTTAACGCGGGCGACGTCAAGGTGAAACACCATGACGAGGCAGAGCGTTCGGAAAACGTACCGTTCTAAACAGGAGGCCGGGGATGGTCCCCGGCCATTTCAGCTGAGAAAGAAGAATGACCGACATATCACGGTTTAAAGCGATTTTCTACGGCTTGGATATCGCTTACGGCACCTACAAAATTGAAAAAGCCAGTGACTCCGGAAAACAGGGCGGTAAAGCTTTTGTCATTCGAAAGCCACCAGTAGATGACCTGTGGGTAAAGCACCTACAGGGAGTTGAGCCCAGCCTGGGCATTATTCCTATCCGTGCAGACAACACCTGCACGTGGGGCTGTATCGACATCGATCAGTACCCTCTTGATCACGCAGGTCTGATCTCCAAAATACGCAAGCTGCAGCTGCCCCTAGTGGTGTGCCGCAGTAAGTCAGGTGGCGCGCATGTGTTCTTGTTTACAAAGACACCCGTGGCCGCTGCCGACATGCAACGTTACCTAAACGCCTGCGCTTCCATCCTTGGCGAATCAGGACGAGAGATCTTTCCCAAACAAGCGGAGATTCTGGTTGATCGAGGAGACACCGGGAACTTCTTAAACCTGCCCTACTTTGCCGGTGACGACGGCATGCGTTACGCCATTAAAGACGACGGCAGCGCGGCAAGTCTTGAAGAGTTCTACGCGCTCTATGACACCTACGTCCAAGAGCCCCCTCTTACCTACCCAGAAGAACCCAAGCAACCAGACCACCCGGTCAAGGACGGACCACCCTGCTTACAGGCGCTCTGCTCACAGGGCTTTCCCGAAGGAACAAGGAACAATGGCCTCTTTAACATCGGCGTGTACCTAAAGAAATCCGATCCCCAGAACTGGGAAAACAAGCTTTTGGAGTACAACCAGAAGTTCTTTGCGCCACCGCTCGGGATCACGGAGCTGCAGACGGTCTCAAAGCAGGTCGCGAAAAAAGACTACCGCTACAAATGCAAAGACGCGCCAATCAACAGCTTCTGTAATTCAGGGCTTTGCCGCACCCGAAAGTTTGGCGTGGGCGCGGACGGCCCAGACGCACCGCAGATGGGGGCGCTGTCTAAGTACAACTCCGAGCCACCGCTCTGGTTTTTGGATGTCAACGGCAAGCGGGTCGAGCTTGAAACGGACCACCTATTTAATCAAGCGCTCTTCCAAAAGGCGTGTCTTGAGAAGATCAACGTCGTGCCGCCAACAGTAAAGCGCATGGACTGGGAGACGCTTCTTAACAGTCTGCTTCGGGAGATGGTGGAGCTTGAGCAGATCCAAGAAGCTCCGGAAGACACAACTATCACCGGCCGCTTTACCGAGCTCTTGGAAGAGTTCACCACGCACTTGCAGCAGGCAATGGATAAGGACGAGGTTCTTCTTGGCCGACCCTGGACCCACGAAGAAGAGGCCAAGGTGTACTTTCGGATGAAAGATCTGGAAGCGCATTTGAAAAGGAGTAACTTCTCGGGGCTCACGGCCCCGAAGATGGCACAGCGTTTGCGCGAACTTGGCGGGGAGCCTGCACCACTCTTCTTAAAAGGTCGCTCGACAAGGTGCTGGCGGATACCGCGTTTCAACCGCCAGGACTCACCATTTGAGACGCCTGAGATGAAGAAAGGAAGCCCATTTTGAACGAAGATCTTTTAAAAATAGAAGGGTTTGACGAGGCCGTCATCGGAACATGCATGACCTGGCATGGCAGCATGCTGGTGGAACGCATCGTCTACGACGGCACAAAACTCATAGAGCTTCTGATGTCCGATGGCGAGATGACCACCGAAGAAGAAGCAAACGAGTACATCGACTACAACATCATCGGCGCTTACGTTGGCGACACCACTCCCATTGTGATGTGGCCTGCAACAGCGAAAGAGCTTGATGAAAATTCGTAAGGTATTTGGTCCGCCAGGGTCTGGTAAGACAACGTTCTTGTTGAACGTGGTTGAGCAGGAGCTGGACGCTGGCGTACCTCCACAGCGCATTGGGTATTTCGCCTTTACGCGTAAAGCAGCCAACGAGGCCAAGGAACGTGCTCTTGCAAAGTTCCCGCACCTCCATTCTGAAACCGACTTCCCCTGGTTTCGCACACTGCACAGCCTGGCGTTTAAGTGCTTGGGTGTTGGGGCCAAAGACATCATGAAACCGGAGCATTACCATGAGTTTGCCAAGCAAGCAGGCCTTGAGATTGCGGTCGATACGGATGAGGACAGTCATGTCATTCGGACGGATAACCCCATACTTAATGAAATCAATATTGCGCGTATACGTGGGGAAGACCTCAAGACGCACTACAACCGCTCCAACATGGAAATCGAGTGGTACCACTTCGAGTACGTCGAACGGGCGTATCGTCATTACAAAAACGCACACAACCTAATCGACTTCACCGACCTCTTAGAGATGGTCATCCACGAGGCCGACCGCCTCCCCTCACTAGAAGTGTTGATTGTCGATGAGGCACAAGATCTCTCGCGCCTACAGTGGGACCTTGTTCGTGAGCTCTGCATGAGAGCACAGCGGTCTTTTTTGGCCGGGGACGATGACCAGGCGGTTTACAACTGGGCAGGCGCTGATGTGAAGTCTTTCTTGGGCTTTGACGGCGATATCACCGTCCTCGAACAATCCTACCGCGTGCCTGCAAAAGTTCACGCGCTTGCTGGAAGAATCGTTAAACGAATCAGCAGCAGACAAGAAAAGAACTGGAACCCCCGAGACTTTGAGGGCGAGGTTCACTTCTACAACGACTACGAACACGTTCCCGTTCACGACGGGGACTGGCTGGTGCTTGCCAGCACGAACTACCTGCTCAACGGCCCACACGAGTGGCTGAAATCTCAAGGGCTACTGTTCGAGCGCCACGGCCATCGGAGCATTCCGGAGACAGTGCTCACCGCGGTTCTTGGCTGGGAGAATCTGCGCAAAGGCAAAGAGATGCCCTACCCGGTGATCAAGATCATTTACAAATACCTGGACTCGGACTTCGTGCAACGAGGACACAAGACCTTGCGAGACGCCAACCCAGAAGCGCTCTACACAATGGAAGAGCTAAAGGCACATCATGGCCTTTTGACAGATGCCATCTGGCATGAGGCGCTCTTAAAGATTGGCGAAGATAAGCGCGACTACATCATTGCGCTCTTACGCAGGGGCACGAAGATTGCAGGCAGGGCCCCCATTAAACTGTCCACGATCCACGGAGCAAAAGGCGGGGAAGCCGATCACGTCTTACTGCTCGGGGACCTGTCCACAAAGTTTGCTAAGGAATATTCCCGTAACCCAGATGATGTCAACCGACTGCTGTACGTTGGAGTCACTCGCGCACGTCAGTCGTTGCACATCGTATTGCCCCAGAACGAACAAAAAGGATTTCGAATTTGAGCACTATGTCGCTTTTCCCAATAGCATCTGAGTGGGTACCCCCAGATCGTTTCCCCGACTTATCCGAAGCAAAGGAGATTGCAATTGACTTGGAGACGTGCGACCCGAACATGGAATCAATGGGCCCTGGTTGGCCCCGCAATGATGGTTTTATTGTTGGCTACGCTGTTGCTGTCGATGGGTGGTCTGGTTATTTCCCTGTTGCTCATGGCGGTGGGGGCAATCTTGATCGCGGCCTGGTGGAACGCTGGATTAGAAAAGTTCTTGAGCTCCCAGCAGACAAAGTCATGCACAACGCCGCTTATGACACCGGGTGGCTTTTATCCAGCGGATTTAAAATCAACGGCCGAATTATTGACACCATGGTCGCTGCCCCGCTGCTCGATGAGAACCGTTTCTCGTTTAGCCTCAATGCGCTTGGCTTCGAATACCTTAAAGAAACTAAATCAGAGCAAGGACTTAAAGAGGCGGCCAACGACTTTGGCGTCCACGCTAAGAAGGAGCTCTGGAAGCTCCCTGCCATGTACGTTGGTGCATACGCAGAGCAAGACGCCTCGCTCACGCTTAAGCTCTGGCAGCACTTCAAAATCCTACTTAGACGTGAAGAGATCGATTCGATCTTCACCCTTGAGACTGATCTTCTCCCGATCATGGTCGAGCTCACCCGACGAGGCATCCCTTTTGACAGGGACAAGTGCGCAAAACAAATTGATCTGATGAGGCAGCAGGAAGAGAAGTGCTTGGCGCAGATCAAAAAGATGGCGGGGACCAAGGTCGATGTCTGGGCAGCTGCCAGCATTGCCACTGCCTTTGACAAGCTGGGGATCCAGTACCCAAAGAGCGCCACCGGGCTGCCAAGCTTTACCAAGTCCTTTTTGGACGACCACCCTCATCCCGTATCCCGGCTCATCATCGAGGCCCGAGAGCTCAATAAGACACACGGGACCTTTCTCTCCCCTTACCTGAACTTCTCGGCCAAAGACGGCCGCATCCACCCCCACGTCAACCAGCTGCGCTCTGATGACGGCGGCACGGTGACCGGGCGCTTATCGATGGCAAACCCGAACCTGCAGCAAGTGCCCGCTCGGCACGAGATCATCGGCCCGCTGGTTCGCAGTCTTTTCCTGCCAGAACAAGGTCAGATCTGGGGTGCAAACGACTTTTCCTCCCAAGAGCCCAGGCTTTTGGTCCATTACGCCACCCTTTTAGGGCTGCCTGGGGCAGAGAAAATGGCTCAGGCCTATCAGAACGACCCAGACACGGACTTTCACCAGATGGTGGCCGACATGGCAGGCATCAAACGAAAGGCCGCCAAGACCATTGGCTTGGGGCTCATGTACGGCATGGGCAAGCAAAAGCTTGCCAATAGCCTGGACCTCCCGTTAGAAGAGGCCAGTGAGCTGATCACCACCTTTCATTCCAAGGTTCCGTTCCTACGCGGCACAGTAGACGCGGTCATGAAGCGGATCGAAAACCGGGCCTCAAACGGCTCGATTCGGACGCTTTTGGGCCGCAAATGCCGGTTCCCGCTCTGGGAGCCCGTAGCCTGGGGCGTCAACAAGGCGCTGCCGTATGAACAAGCCGTCATTGAATACGGACCAAGGGTCAAGCGCGCCATGACCTACAAGGGGCTCAACCGCCTGATTCAGGGCTCAGCTGCCGACCAGACCAAGGCTGCGATGGTGGCGCTGCATAAGGCCGGATTCCGGATCTTGCTCCAGGTGCACGACGAGATTGCGCTCTCCGTAGATAAGCGCGAGGACGCCGAGGAGGCCGCACAGATCATGGCCGCCGCCGTGCAGCTCGAAGTACCCTCACGGGTTGATGTGGAATGTGGACCGTCATGGGGAGAAGCGGCATAATTGAGGGCGGAGGGATTCTTCCCCTCCTGCTTTCTTCGTTTTGTCTCCTGTAGTTCTTGGAGCTAGGGTTTTCCCTAGCTCCTTTTTTGTGTACAATCACTATACTTGAGATAACACTAGAAAGGAGAGTTATGGGATACCGAAAGGTTTGTGGTAAATGGGTTAACGGGAGATATACCAAGCGGCTAAAGGCAAGAAAGTGGACGACGCCCTCCCGCCGAGAGGTCCCCTGGGTTAGCCTCACGATCCGAGCAGAGCATTACGCAATGCTTCGGGAATTGGCAGAGTTCCACCAGTGTTCGATGGGCGCCGCTGCCATGGCGCTGATTCAGACTGAATTTATCCGTCAGGTGGCAGAAACTGACCCCGAGAAAGCTAGACAGTTAGAGGAAGAATATGGCCCGCAATATCGAAACGGCGACGATTGAGTCGTACTACTTTGAGTGGGATGTGCAGGTGGACTACGAGATTTTCCCGGCAGTTTACGGGGCCAGCGAGCCCGGATCTGGGGGCTTAAATCTTAGCGGTCCAATCCCGCTGCCCGAGCAAATCGACATCAAAGACGTGTATGTCGTAAACAAACAAGGAGTGAAGGTCAGCCTTTTGCCCCTGCTTGACGAGTCCACGATCATTGACATGGAGGATGCCATCTATGCGCAGCGAAACGACTAACGACCCACGGACCGCGGCTGGACTTGCCGCCAACCTTGACTACTGGAAGCGGGTTGCTGACCGCTATCGGATTGAGCGGGATGTGGCTACGCAGGAGGTTCAGCGCTTACAAGCCGAGCTTTTAAGGCGGACGGGGCGCGCGTATGACGGCCTGGATTACCTGCGAGAAATCCAAAGATCCCGCCAGGGTGTTGTTTTTTCACAACGTATCAAAAATCTTTTGAGGGGATACCTATGACCTATACCGAACGCCTACGCAACGCGGCCCAGCTGATCGAAGACGAGGAGATTGCTGGCCTTGTTTTTCTGGCCGCAGACCGTATTGACCAGCTCAGCATCTGGAAGCTTAAGTGGGCCGAGCTTGACCACGCCTACTCAGAGCTTCGGGGCCGCTACCAGGAATTACAGAAAACACTTGAGACCTTAAAAAAGGAAAACCAATAAAATGAGTCCACTTCAGTTAGCTTCTTTTTACGCAAAGTCTGCGATTGATTTCAAGGGCGATCAGGTCCTTGAGGTGATTTCAAAGCTTGGCCCTAAGACCCTCGTTGGCGAGATTGTTGGCACCTGCAACAAGAACAACATCGCCTCGCCTGCAACTACGCATAAGAAACTCACCGAGCTCGAAGCTCGGGGCTTTGTCACGTCTCGCGTCCCCTCTTCTGATTACCGGTGCCGAGAAGTTTCGATCACGAAACGCGGCACTGAACGTCTTCAGAACTGGGGCAAGATGTGAAATATCAGCGCTCCGTTTTCGAGAACCACTTGGTTGCGGCCATGACAAGCGGCCTGGGGAAGAAAAGCCCCACCTACCAGATGCCAGAAAGCGTGGCTATGGAGTACGCGCGGCTCTGCTACAACCAGGGGATCAGCGATGCAGTGTGCTTTTTACAAGACTACGCTGCCCCCAGAAAGGACCAGGCCGTGTATGACCTTGCAGAGGCCCTGTCTTCACTGAACATACTGCAGAGAGAACTTCACGAAAGGGCCTCACCATGAAGAAAGCTATAGCGGCACTGTTGTTTATCCCTGCCATGGCGCAGGCAGAGTTTTTCACAGGCAATCAGCTTCTTTCCCGCCTAAACGGTGACTCCCTTGATAGGGTCCAGGCGATTGGGTACATACAAGGGGTGTCTGATGCTTACGTGCGGATTGTGTTTTGCCCACCAGACAACGTCACGGCCGGGCAGCTTAGCGACATGATCAGGAATTACCTGACCAATAGTCCCGCCTCACGGCACAGGACTGCAGACGCGCTTATTGCAGAGGCCTTTGCTCAGGTGTGGCCCTGCGCCAAAAGGGGTAACAACCTATGAACCAGCCCGCAGCGTGGATGTTTACTAATCCAAAGAACGGCAACGTTGTGTTCTTTGATAAGGCCGCTGAAGCCGAGAAGTTTAGCCAGTGGAACCCGGACTGGGAGATGACCACCCTTTACGCAAAGGACGAGACATGACTGAGCGCTTTTGTTGCGACAACCTGTGCGAGCAGGGCAGGGACTGCCCAATGAGGAACCAGCCGCGTATACAGGCTTCGGATGGAGACAGAATCAAAGCGTACATGGCAGCCAAGATGAAGCACATTAAGATGTACAACGAGGGCATGAACTTGGCTGACGGACTGGATGTTGAGAAGTTTGCCGAACTGGTTCGGGCTGATGAGCGTGAGGCGTGTGCAAAGGTGTGTGATGGGTGGAGCAAGCGCGACGACGATGTTGGCGCTTTTATCGGACAAGCAATCAGAGCAAGGAGTGAGAAATGAAAACAGACCGTGAACTGATGCAGAGGGCGTTGGATTCAATAGTGTATTACGCCGGTGGGGAAGATAATCTTTATGGTGAAGATAAAGACCTATTAAAAGCCCTGCGTGACCGACTAGCGTGGCCTGAACCGGATGCAGTTTTAGTTGAGCGTGAGCAAGCGCAAGAATTGCGTGAGCTTGCTGATAGATTTAGCGAGGGCTG